CGTTGTCCGCGGTATTGATCTTTGAAATACCGCCCGAAATATGACTGTGGTCAAATTCGATTTCTTCCACAGCTGATCTATTCAACTGACTGGCCGTTACAAACAATACATTGAGTTCTTTGGCCAAGTTACGCAGTTCTTCTGAAACATATTTGTCTTTAACAAACAAGTCATTTGGGCTAACTTTGGCACTAACTGGCATCAACAAGTCCAGGTAGTCACACATGATAAAGTCCACTTTGATACCTGTCTGCACTTGCACTTCTTTGATATAACTACGGATGTCGTTAATGTTTGATTGTGCCGGCAATGCCTTGATACGATACTGTCCAGCTTTTTTACTGACCAGCTTGACCTTGAGTTCTGTTTGATCAATGTCCTTGCGAATTTCTTTAGTCGACATTCCTGCCAACATGGCATCAGTCCTCAGGGCACATAGTTCTTCACTCAATTCTAAACTAATATACACACCGCTCAGTCCTGCTTGTAACCAGCTAAGTGCTATGTTCATCATTACAAGCGACTTGCCTGAGCCAGATCCACCAGCAAAAATATTCAATTCGCCGCGACTAAAGCCGCCATACAGGATCTTGTCCATCTGTGGCCAACCTGTTGATACTTGTCCGCCTGAATTAAAATATTTGTCAATGCGCTGTCTAGGATCTGCCCAGTAGTCTGTGCCCATGTCTTTGGTCAAGCTGATCTGCACCGCATCCTTGATCAGTTTTTCTACCGGATCATATTCACCTTTTTCCAACAGATCAGCACTTTTTAAAATTGCACGTTCTAGTTCTTGACGTCGAGTAAAACCTTCGAACTCGGTCATGAACCATTCAAAGTGTCCGTCGTTTAGATCTGGTACAGTTTGTAGTCGAACGCCTGTGCTGGCGCTGATCTGTTCTACAGTGGGTAGTGTTTTGTGTTGGTCACTGTGCTCGGCAATAAAAGCAGCCGCTGGTCTAAGGCTACGATCAAAGTTTTCTGCATTATAGATGTTTTGGACACGCACATAGGACTCTGCGTCTTGCAACATCATTTCTAAGAATAGTTTTTGGACATCAAGCCCGTAGTCTTTTAACAAAGTTTGTTCCTTTGCATTGTTGGTAATAAGGATTTTTCAAAAAAATATTTATTTCCAGCTGGGCCATGATGACCCATCCATCCGTATTGGTCAAAGTCTGCTGGTTGATTAACGTTTAAATTTATTCCATTGTATGTATCTTTGAATATTATACATCTTGAATGATTCATAACATGCGGTAATACAAAACTACTAGGCCCCCACATGTTATTTTGATCAAATGATTTACTCAAATTCAATATCATGTAATTGGCATTTTTTGAATCTAACCATGTGGTTAATAAAAATATATAACGCAAGGTTTGAGTTTCTAACCATGACCGATCGCTGTGAATAATTAATTGTTTATCTTCACCGTAATTGGACAATGCGATCAATCCGTGATGTGCTTGCGATTGTAGTGATGCTAATTGCCAAGTTTTGGTATCAATAGTTTGACCACAATACTCGGTGTCTTTATAGTTATCAAACACTGTAATTCTTTCCAATGGCGGAATCCCTATCAAAAACAAATCTTTTCCCCAATTGTATTGTGCTTGCTCTCCAATTAATATTTGAGCTACACTATCAAAACTGTTGCCGGTTTTGGAAAAATTTATAATGGTTGGAATACCGCAGTGACTTGCAGTTAGCCCCCAGAAGCTGTCTTCGGGCGCAACGCAAACAGTTGGAGTGGTATAGCTATCGCCAAACACCCAAAGTTTATCGTAGTCTTTTAACAAGTTGTTTTTTCCTTAGTTCAATTTTAATCCGACTGGTTTCCTTGGCCTGCATTATAGTTAGCAAGGTTGCCAAACGGCCCATACAAATTACCGCATCGTTTATGTCTTTACAACCCGCGGGCCACTCGGGCAGGCTTACGGCCCAGCCTAGTTCCACAGCACGATCTACTAACCGCATACCGGCTTCGTCCTGGTCAGGCACTACAACAACATCGCGAGCCAGATTGCGTATTACTCGAACCTGGGCATCATTGATTTCTGCGTGTAAGACTGCCAGGCCATTGATGCTGAGTGCATCAAACACTCCTTCGCACACGATCGCTGATTGCCAGTTTGGCCGTTGTAAATCTGTACCAAAAACATAACCCGGCTGTATGTCCTGAATATATCTAGGAGTACGATCGTCTAGGAATCTTGTAGTGTGTCCTACCACTTGATTGTCATAGGTAAACGGGATTACGATTCCAGGTCTGGGCATGGTCTTGTACAGGAATGGATAGTCCATGGGTATTCTGCGTGTGGTTAGATATTCAACGGCCCGAGGATTCAATGTCTGTGTATCTGCTGGCAGGTCCTTGTCTTCAAACTCGATAGCGGCCAAGCGGTCTGCTACCTGTTGCCGCTCACCCAATAACCCTTCGATTGATCTTTGCTTTAGACTTTCAAGATTGATGCGTTCAATTTCTTCTGCGGGCACATTCAACCACTCTAACAAGCGACGAGCTTTGAATGTGATATTGCGTCCCAAAATAAAACTGGCCGTGTAACCACAGTTGAAACAATGATAACTCCAGGAACCGTCGGCTGTGGGTTTTAGGCCGCCACGACTACGTCGATCCTGTGTGTCGCCACGATGTATGCAACAGGGCGCATTGAAACTGATCCAACCCGAAGCAGTTTGTTTTCGTTTACCGGGCAAATATGTAACAACATCTATCATCCTTTAATTATACAGGAATCTATGTGGGAAATCAAGTAATCACGGATTAATTGGTGCCCCAGTTCGTTTGGATGATTACCAGGTTTACGGTATGCGGCAGGCAGTTCTTTCAAGAACCATTCACTAAAACTCCAACTGGGCCAGGCCATGGTTTGGGCATGACTTACTAACCGCATGGGTTCGGCCAGATTAAATTGAATTAGATTGAGATCTTGTCTAGCTGCCACGCCATCAAACAACAGCACCGTTTCCTGAAATCGTAAGGCCTGTAGTTCTTGACTGTCGGTCAAAACCGTTTGTTGTTGTATCAGGGTTTTCCATTCACCTTCAACCGGCCAGGCACTGTGAACAAATCTATTCCACGCAGGATCAATAGGTATCATGACTCGATTAGGATCATAATAACTGAATCTGGCCGCATCGGTATGCCCTACCAGGATCAAACAGTCATTTGGGTTGGGCTCGTGATCTAACCACCAAAGAAACGTCCATACAGCACTTTGTAGGCTACCACCAGCTATGCCGTAATTCTCCACTGGCACTGCGTAGTGTTGTCCTAGGAGTCCCAGGAAACAGTTGCGTTCTCTATAGGCAGTGTTTTCGGTCAGGGCCGGATGAATCCTGGGATGCGATATCAGTTCCGGATCAATCAGTTCGTCGCCCCAGATCCAACTGTCACCAAATCCTACAATCTTTTGAAACTTCATTTATCTGTAGAAAAGGTCCAGTACATAACCGGTGCTGATAATGACCATGGCGCCTTGTTGGTCGGGTGCCACTGGATAGTACGGAGTATTGATGCCAGCAGCCGGTATTAGCCAGTAGCCCGAGCCACCATTGGTGATAGTGATTGTTTCAATTGATCCAGTAGGGCTAATGGTAGCTTCGGCTGCGGCTCCGGCACCATCACCTACAATATTGATCTTGGGCGGTGCTAGGTATCCTTGTCCGGCATTTTGAACTGTGATTGAAGTAACTACGCCATCGGTACAGGCCGCATAGGCAGTTGCCGGAACTCCATTACCACCAGGAGTAGCAAAAATACTGTTGTTAAAGCACAGGCGGACCAACGGATACCATCCAACGATGTTGAGATGTATGGTTCCGGTATAATTGTAATAGGTAACACTTTCAGTAGCCGAGGGGTTATCAATGGTAGGGCCCAAGGGCACGTTGTAAGGCACTGACTCATAGTCTTCTGCTGCTTGTGCTTTGATTGTGCCAGTATAACCATCCAGGGTCATCTGTACCGTGGTCACTGGCGACTTGGGCACAATGAAACTGCTGTAATATTCGGTATTGAGGAATGAATTCCAGTAGTTGGCACCATTGGGATTTCCACCCCAGTACCAGCTGGAACCAGGATAGTTGCCAAAGCTGGTGCCGTCGGCCGATCCTTGGGCACTGAGTTTGGTTGTGGGCACAGTGAGTGGTGCACTAGGTACATATTGCGGCAAAACTGAATTTACTATGTTACAAGGTGCACGACCGCCCGACTGCGCATCAGTAAATACCGCTTCGTTTAACGTGCCACTGAATCTGGTAATGCTGTAGCTGGCCGGTTGCGCCAACACATCCAACAGGTCTTGAGTTTGCAAGGTGACCTTGACTTGTCCTGCTGGTCCGTTGAGTATGACCATGGGTTTTTCTA